ACTTTTGGGAAAAGCGTGTCTATGTAGATGCAAAGGGTGCGAAGATTAACCCTAATGATCCAGATGCAAAGCGTATCGCTGTGGCAATGGCTGAACGCATGGGGTATAAGGTGCGTAACAATTCACTTGTCGCTAAACTTCCCGAAGACATGCCATACAACGGCTTCCTTCCAACAAATCCAGTTTACGGTAATCAATAATCACAACTATGGCAGAAGTACTTTTAATATCAGAAAACTACATAAAGAAATACACTACTGTTAACGGTAGTGTTGACCCTAATATTATCTATCCATCGGTTTATTTAGCGCAGGATAAATGGATACTTCCATTTTTGGGAACTGATTTGATGAACAAGATTAAAGCAGACGTTGCAGCGGGTACGATTGCTGGCAATTATGAAACATTGCTTGAAGATTACATCCAACGTGCGCTGTTATGGTGGGTAATGGTTGACCTTACGCCGTCACTTTGTTACCGTATGGATAATGGCACTATCGTGCAGCGTCAATCTGAGGATACAACGCCCGTATCCGATGCAGTTATGAAGGATATGATTGATCGCGCAAGGCAGAATGCGGAACACTATACCACTTTGCTGGTAGATTACTTGTGTGCAAACGCTTCATTGTTCCCTGAATACTCAACAGCGCAGTGGCCTGATCGTAGCGCACGTACTGATGTGACCAACACGCTCAACTATCAGTTTTCATCCGGCAATACTGCCACATCTTTTCGACCTACGTATTCACGAAACATCATTAACCGCATACCATGACGGAAAAGAAAAACTTAAAGCAAGAATACACTGAACGTTTGCGCAAGTATGAGCGTGAACTATCACTAAAACTTAGAGCCAATGCACCCAAAGAGCAAGATAAAACTAAACGGTAATGCACGGCCTAAGTCGATTAGTTACCTACTCCAGCTTTTCGATGGGGTGTGGTCGATTCCGCTTGCCTTTTTACTTTTTTTTCTTGCCGGATATGTAAGCTTTCGCTATTTTGGTGATGCTCTCATTAGCACTGAATACATCCAGTATATAGTTCTTGCCGCACTTGTTATGGTTGTGGCCAACTTTGTTGTGTTCATGGGGTTGTATTTCAATTTTCGCACGCTTCAACGCATGGTCTATTCAGCACAAATCAAACAGCAGGCACTAACTGATTTGAGCGCATGGCAAAAAATACTTTTATACGTGGGTTTGTACTTTGCCTACTTTGCTGCATTCCTGTATATACTTCACTTGCTGATGACGGTTACTGCGTAAGGGTAACAGCAGCGAGTTATGTTGGAGTAAAGGAAAAAGGCGGCAATAATATGGGGTTCAACTCCCCGCAATTAACCGCACTTATGATTGAAAGTGGCTGGAAAAAAGGCCACGCATGGTGCGCATACTTTGTGCATGCCATGTTAAATGAGTGTGGAATAGTCAACACGATAACAGGGTGGTCACCCACTGCATACAATCGCAAAGATGTGATATTCGATGGAGGCAAGTTTTTAAAATCATTTGCAGATGGCGATGTGCTTGTAATGACTTTAAGTTATACCAGTATGTCTAATACCAAAAGGTATAAAGGTATTGCTCACACCGGCATAGTAGATAAGATAGGCAAGTATTCAGTGCGCACTATTGAAGGAAATACGAATGAACAGGGCATGCGAGATAGTCGCACGCGTGACGGGGTATACTACAAGATTAGACCACTTTCTAAAAACTTACATATTACTCGATGGAAAAAGCAAGAATAAATCCGATGTTGATCTATGCACTTGGAATGCTCGCAACAGGTGCTGTCATTATTCTACTATTTAAAGGATGCAATAAGCCACAGCATAACCCGGCAGTTGATAGGTTGTATAAGATGAATGATAGTTTATACAAGGTAATAGAGAGTAACACAGCAAAAGCAGACTGTTTGTATTCACGCATTGATAGTTTGACCATGCAGCGTGACACGATTATACAAAGACAAGAAATAACGAATGAAATTTACCGCAATGAGACATACAATATTCTTAGTTCTGATGCTGCTGGTAGCGATAAGCAGTTCAGGTCAACGCTCCAAAAATCGGACAGCCTCCTCAAGTCTGGATTTTACACCAAAACTTACAACCTACGAGCTGCAATTAATGAACCTGAATTACAATAGCATGATGTATTGGTATGGTACGGCTATGGAAATTGATTCATTGTATCAGCTTGAAAAGTTAAAGACACATTATTACAGCAAGATAACAGGCATACAGGCAAGCAGCTACGAAACACTTAAGACTATTTATGAAAACAAGCAAGCTATTGAAAAGGCGATAGCACAAGAAAAGGAAATGCAAATAAAGGATTTGAAAAAACGCAATCGCAAGTTAATAGTACACAACACAGTGCTAAGCATTGGGCTTTCAGCACTGGCAATATCAACTGTATACTTCGTAATCTTATGAACGTTGAACCTAAAGATGTGCTAACCGTAGTTGCCGGGGCTGTATCACTATCGGGGTTATACTATGCACTAAAACGAAACGTGGATAAATTAAACATCACAGTGCGCACTATGGACACACATCACAAAAGAGAAATCAGTGCTATACATCATCGCATTGATGAAATCAAAATAGATACTAAGGAGACTATCAATAAGCTAGATGCTAAGATTGATGCTATTCAAAATCAAAACGTAACCATTGCGAAGAATCTTGCGGAATTAACAGGCTTTCTAAAAGCTAAACAATAACCACATGGCAAGCAAATATGTATCTGTTTACAATGAAATATACAATGGAAAGGGTGCGCTAGGTGAACGTGTGCGTGCGGTAATTCAACGCTACAATATACCTGTTGCATATAAGTCTTTTCACCGTATGTATCAGGCGTGGCGTAATCACAATTACGGCGCAGAAAAAGCACCATCTTTTGGTGCAGTTGAATTTAGCACACCGGTTGAACAAGTAACTGAGCCACCCAGCGGACAGCTGAATAAATTAAAGTATTCACTCGGTGCATTTGATGAGATAGTGAATGAGTTAAAGCCTGATGTCAATACCTTTGACCTGCCCGCATCACTTGAATCAAATTACCAACCCTACAAGCTGCCGACAAATCACAACGACATACTTTTATTGAGTGATATACATGTTCCGTATCATAACATACCAGCGTTAACCCTTGCGTTGAAATATGGCCTTGAGAATAACGTAAACACGATACTACTTAACGGTGACGTTATTGACTTCTACGCTATCAGCAGATTTGAGAAAGACCCGCGCAAAAGAAACTTTGGGCATGAGGTATTGATGACCCGTCAATTTTTGGGTACACTGCGCAAGCTATTTCCGAATGCTGCTATTTATTACAAGTGTGGCAATCACGATGTGCGCTATGACCATTACCTAATGCGCAATGCTCCTGACCTTTTAGGCATTACTGAATTTAGCTTCGAATCATTGATGCACTTAGATCAACTGAACATCACATTTATTCCTGATAAGCAAATCATACGTGCCGGGAATCTCACAATATTACACGGCCATGAACTAGGTGCGTCTGTATTTAGCCCCGTAAACATCGCACGCGGTTTATTCTTACGCGCTAAAGACAATGCGCTATGCGGGCATCATCACCAAGCAAGTGAACACAGTGAGCCAAACATAAACGGTAAGCTAACAACGTGCTGGAGTGTTGCATGTTTGTGCGAGCTGCATCCCGATTACATGCCCATTAATAAACATCACCACGGCTTCGCGCACATTAAAGTAATGGATACAGGTGAGTTTGAAGTGAGCAATTATCGCATAGTAAACGGAAAGATTAGATAACAAAAAGCCCCCACGTTAGGGGGCTAGTTGCATCAATAACTAAAAAACAATGAGAATCTAAAACACTCATACAAATATATACATGAAAGGCAAGCCACATCCAAAAGTTGTACAGCGAAAATTAGGGCGTGAACGTGCGGATGGTTTGTACTGTGATAACGTGATTGAGATTGATCCAACGTTGCCGCCTATGCGCTATCTGATTGTTCTTGTGCATGAGTACCTGCATCACATTCAACCGGAATGGAGTGAGGAAAAAGTCGATGCCGAGGGTGAAGCACTGGGCAGGTTTCTTTGGAAGCAGGGCTATCGCAAGGTGCAGCAATAATTCGCCCACTGCTAAGGATTATGAACCTATTCAAAACTTATCTGCTATCCCGGCATCAAGTAATTCACTCGCTAACCATTCGCGAATCTTGCCGACTAATTCATACTGTTCACCCGTAAGGTCTTGGTATTTTTCAAGGCTACGCAAGTGCTGTTGTATTTCGTAAATCATATCAAAATACTTCATGCCGTTCACAGCGCAATCAAATGCGTGCTGATCTTCGCGTAGATCAAACGTTAGTGTTGCTTTCATTTCGTTTGGCTTTTCTTTTTTTTGTTGTTGTTGGTTGGATGGTGTATGCACCGTATATGTTTTGGTCTACTTGTATTCCGATGTCTTTGAATAATCGCAAGTACCTATATGCTGTGCGTTCGGTTACCATTAGTTCTTTGGCAATTACATGCACTGGCATGTCACGCTGTTGCAGTTGCACCATTAACGTAAGTGCTCGTTTAACCTTGTCCATTCTCTCCATCGTTTAATAGTTCTTGCATATCATGAATAAAGTTTCGTCCTCTTTGTGTGTGAACATCAAATAGACCAGGCTCATGCTTCTCAACTATGCGCATTGCCTTTTGCAATAATGTTAGTTCATTCATGCTTCTATCTGTGTGCGGTTAGGTAATCCACTTTCGCCATCTAAATACCCATCATTGTAGGCATTCTGGATGTGGTTCATTTCAATAATTTGGACGGCATTTAAAAGACCTTCCATCTCTGCCCATGTCATGCGTATGGCTTGACCTTTAAAGCGTCTCTTAAGGGTTAGATGCAATCGGCGGATTGCGGTTTCTTTTTTTTCTTGTGTCATAGGTACTTTGTTTCTTTGGTAATCGTAAATAGATCACGGTTAACTGATTTGATTTTGTGATGCAGATTGTCTTTGAGGTATGTTGTTTTAGCCTCAACAAACAGTCCAAGCAACTTAATGCGCTCATCCTTTAGCTGCTCTATCGTCCAGTTCTTTCGGTGCTTTCCCATTGAGTTTGAGTATTTCGTTTTTGACGTGGTGATAGTAAGCCTTGACTGAATAGTATTCACCGGTGCCTTCAAAGTCTTGCATGATGTCACTAGGTGCATTGCTTATGGCTTCATCCACGCATTGCAGTGCGCAGTTAATTGCTTTAATATGCACCTCGGCTAGTTGGCCTTCTTGCTTACCATTCTCGATGATGTCAAAATAGTTCGAGTACAGTTGCCATGCCTTTTCCTTTGCTTTCATTGTTTAGTTTATTGATTAGTTCTATAACTTGCTCTTTGTTGTAATAGTGCTGCATTGAATTGCGCACGTGGTCTTTGAGTTGATCTGTGGTCATATCTATCTATATGTTGTATCATAGTAATCTATCGCATCAACATTAGTCCATTGGCTATTCCATGCTTCGTCATTATACTCAGCATTGACTGCTGCTTTATATGCATCAAGTATTTGTTCACGCTCAACTAATTTAGCACGCAACTTTAATTCTGAAATAGCTATTGCATTCAGTGTATCAAATGCTAAGTGATTGCGCAGTTCATCTATCAACCAATCTACTGCTGTTGCTTTACTCATAGTGCTAAAGTATTAAGGTATTCACGCCACATCGGTACACGCTCCTGAAGCTTTGCGATTGCATCGGCATCAAATTCCACAACCTTTTCGTGTATGCGCTCTTGCACTGGTATATCATACACCCACTCGCTAAGGTCGGTTTCAAGGTTTGCATCCGGGTAATCATTCAGAAATTGCTTCATGTCATAAATCATTGAACGCTCAATGCCTTGCGCTTTCTTTAAGAAGGTAGGGTCTGACTGTGCATCAATAAGGTTCATGCGGCGTGCGAGCTTGTACTTTTCATCGTTAATCATTTGCAGCGGTGCATTGACTAGGACAAAGCAGAACGTAGCACGCGGCGCACCTGTTAGCCACATGTATGCTTGGCCTTGCCAAAAGTAATCTTTGCTAAGGTCGTTAGCTTTTGCATCGTGGAAAGTGTAGATGTCCCATGAACTTTTAATATCCGGCACATTCACAACCAAATCCGTTTCGTCATCTTTGATAAGCAAGTCAGGCGTACCCTTTACAAAATCATTAGCAAACATCTGCTCATTCTTGAATACGATTTGTTTGCGCTCTCTGCGCCACATGTCTATCGCATCATTCTCAACGGCTAGACCTTTCTCAATGTACTTGTTGCTGATTTCTTTATAGCGCTTATACTTCTGCTGCACATAGACCTCCAGCAGTGCGCTCTTTGTTGTTTCGCTCAAACCTGTTTTGGTTCGTGCATCGGTCATCAACTTACCTAGTTGTGACGCTCTGAATAATACGTTTTCCATTTGCTTTTGTGTTATTGATTTGAGTGCTAATGTAGCAGAAGTTCGGAAATTCCGAACAACTGCCACATCTTTTAACATTTAGACGCCTTCACTAAATTGACGCATTTCATCCCCGCGATCAATAATGAAGTTACGGCGGTTGTTTAATTCATCATGTACTTGTGCAAGCACTTCGCTACTGCATGCTTTCTGAATGCGTGTGCAATCCATTAGCGTCTCAGCATTGTTGATTAGGTCAAGCACATAGGCAACATCTTTATCACCTCCCTGTGGTAGCTTGCCTTTAAGATTAAATGCCTTGTACATGTCCGCATTCTTGCGGTTCAGGTCACGGCCAAACAACTTACCAAAGGACTGCGCTGCATTCTTGATGCATTCTGTTTTCAGTTTAGGGAAGGCAAGGTCTAATGCGTTCGGCTTTTTGTTGTCTGCATTCAACGCCCAGCGGTTGCGCTCTACATTGTCAAGGTTCTGCGGTGCGCGGTCAACCATGATGATAATGGACGCTGCCCCCGTGCGGCGTATCTCATAACCGCTTATCGGATGTAT